AATGGGCGCGGGCTTGCGGGTGAAGAGAGCCAGCCGCCCGCCGTTCGTGTGGCCCGCCAAATCCACCAAGATGTCGATTTTGTCCGCGCGAATCATCGCGTCGGCTTTTTCGTCATCCAGCGTGGAGATGTCGCGCCAGCGGGGGCCCGCCGCATCCTTGAATTGCTTGGTCTTGGCGTCTGCTACCGGATCAACCGCCAACGTGGAATAGAGATACAACTCCACGTCCTCTGAGTGCTTCAGCACTACTGCGGCGAAGATCATCGCCGCCGAATGGCACTTGAAATCTCCGGAGACATAGCCGATGCGAAGCGTGCGGTCCGGCGTCTTGTCGTTCGGATGCCCCTTTTTCTCGCCCTTGTAGCAATTGGCCGCGTACCACTTATCGCGCTGCGCCCGGAGCTCCGAAGGCGTGGCGGTAGTCAAGGTCTGTACAAAGCACGAATTCGGCCCGGCGGCGGGATGTTCGGGGCGCTCCTTCAAGATTTCGTTGTACAGGGGCACCGCTTGCTCCGGGTTGCCTGCGGTTGCCAGCACCATCGCAAGCGCCATGCGCGTTTCCACGTTCGGCGCAATGGCAACACCATGCTTCGCTGTTTTCAGCGCAACGTCGATCTGCTCGGCTTCAAGCGCAAGCAAAGCCCAGTTCATCTGGATCACACCATGCACGCCGTCCATCATCGAGGCGCGTTCAATCGTCAACAACGCCTCATTGAGCAGGTTGGACTGCGCGAATACGATGGCCAAGTTCTGCGTGGCGAGCGCGTGCCTCGGGTTAAGGCGCAGCGCCTGGTTGTAGTAGCGCTGCGCCTCCGGAAGCTGGCCCTGAGCGTGTTTTTCGACGCCCAACTTCATCCATTCATCAGTTGGGTCGGAGCCTTGCGGGGGGACGATGATGTAGGGCTGTGCCATTATTACCTCGACCAGAAACTTGTTAGGCCATCGGTGTAATTGCGAGGACCGTAGAGCACGCCTTCTGCCGATGGTGCCGCCACCGGCGCAAACGTGATCCCCGCCGAGTGGATGGTGATCGAGCCGGAGGTTCCTTCGTCGAACTCGAAGGAGAGCTCATCATCAGCGTCAATGGTAATCGTATCCGAAGTGTTCTCATACCAAGCAGCACCGCCGGAAGCGGTGATCGTCGTCGTCAGAACAGCAGAACCATTCTGGTAGAGCTTCAGCGTCCCGTTGCCTGTGTATGTATTGGCCGAGAGATAGCAGCGGAGATTGGAGACAACCGCAGCAAATCCAACCTTAACGCGACTTTGCGATTCATTGGTGGCCGTTAAACTGTCTAAGAAGCCGCCAATAGGGAAATAATTGGCAGTAGAAGATGCCGTTCGCTGCCGCCCGCTTTGCAGACCGCACCACGTCTCACTTTTGTTGGATGAAGACTTGAAACTCCCAGTAACAAAAACCACTGTTAAATCTTCAACACCAGTATCTAACGTGATTGATGCATTGACCGTTTGCCCATCCGTAATCGCATCGCCCACGGCTGTATCCGAAACCAGTCCAGTGACGAGTGTTGCGAATTCAACAAGCGCCGTTCCATCAGCACCATTGATCCGATTGCGGAAAGTTGAAGTATTGAGTCTTGCGTTTGCCGTTACTCTAACTTGCAATGCCTCGAAACTATCATAACCCCTCACTTTCCATTCAGCGTTATCCTCAGTTGTCACTCCATCGCCAGTGTGTGCACCAACTAGGGCTATAAATCTTGTTTCGGATGCGGCGTCGTGAACTACGCCGCCGTATGACGCTATTCCATGAAAATTCCCGTGCCCACTCGCAAACTGAATATTAGCTTTAACCCATGCTATCGTTGAATTACTGCCGGTGTCTGTATAAGCAATGTTGAATAAATCACCAGCAGATAAGACATCACTATTGATTGTATCCTCACCAGCACTTGCTCCAGCAAATGAGACGGTTTGATTTCCATTCGCCCCAGCATCTCGAAATACAATGGTATTGGTCCCTGACCCACCACTATATACTCTGAATCCAAGATTTGAGAAAGTTGCTCCCTCAGTACAACTAACCTGAGTTGGCCCTTCAGCAGAAGCAGTCGTATTATGTCCGAATAGATTGATTTCATTACCGGTTGCTGTCACTCCGCCGCGAGCACATAACAAAGCCTGACCCATTCATTCCACCATCACGGTTGAAGTGCCGATAGGACGGGAGGTTGCGGATACCGCAGCAAGAGCAGCCGTTCGTGCGCGATTGCGGTCAACGCCGCGGATAGTCGGTAGCGGCCCCGGCTGGCCGTCTTTTTCCCAAGCGAGCGATGCTGGATCAGTCAGCACGGTGAAATTTCCGTCCGCGTTCGTGCGATAGGCAACACCGGGATGCTCCTTGTCCAGACCCAGTTCAACTTTCACCGCCCAGCGTGCGGACTCTTTCACCCTTGAGGATTGCAGGATCGCGTCGAATACTTGCTGGTTGGTCAAACCGGAATCCTTCAAACCCTGATGGTGCGGGCAGAGCGTGATAAACGTCTTCGGGCGAGTCCAGTCAACTTGTCCGCCGCTTTTATCAAGCTCGATCCGGCAATTCCCGGATGGACAAAAGTCGGGCATCCAGGTCAGCATTAGAATAGGTATCCCACGACTGCAATCATCACGATATTGCCGGTTGTGTTGAAGGTGATCCCAATCCCTACGGTAGCCGCAGCGGGTAGCGCCATAAATAATCCTCCAAGTGCCGCTTGAACTTGAACATCCGTTGTGGCGATTCCTTGAGCAACCATGGCGACAATCGGAGACGCCGAAGTAAAGGTCAAAGCAGCAGTAGACTGCATGAGGAAGATGCGCGCATTTACCGGAGTCGTGGTAATCGAGTTCTGTATCACGGCTTGCACCGCATTCACCCGGAATTGCTTGCCCGCAGGAACGACCCAGAAAGCTGCGCCTGCCGTGGTCTGTGTATTACCCTGGTAAACCGTCATTAGCACGGTGGATCCGCCGGAAGCGACCAAGGTTGAGCTCACGATGAGCGCAATATTGGTATTGCCTGCCTCCAATGCCAGCACGGTGCCGCTAATAGACACCCCAGGCACGACCGATACAACTTGAGTACCGAGGATCGTCACGACCGTCAGGACGGTCGCAATCGTGGGAACGGTCACGGAGACACCAGGAACCACGCTTACAATTTGTGTCCCAAGAATCGTCACGATCGTATTCACGGTGGGCAGCGCGGCAATAGACACCGAGGTCTGCGCCATGCTTACCATCTGCGTGCCGAGCTGCGTAACGATAGTCAAAATAGTGGGGATAGAAGCGACGCTCACGGAAGTCTGAATCGCTGAGACGAACACCGGGCTGACAGTTGTACTCTGCCCACCAACGACCCACATAACCTGGCCGGTAGCGGTAATACCGGGCGCGGTTGTCGTTACCGAACCTCCGCCAGCAGCAGGCGGATTGATCTGGGAAACGAATACGGGAGAAACTGTCGTGCTTTGACCTCCGACAACCCACACTACTTGTCCGGTAGCCGTAATGCCTGGAGCCGTGGTCGTTACCGATCCGCCTCCGGCAGCACCTGCAACCACGTTAACCGCGACAGTTCCGAGAAGCGTGACGACTGTACCGAGCACCGCACTCACTGAGACCGACACTGCCGGCATCGCAGAGATACTTACCGGGCCAGTTACAAGCGCGTTTACCGAAACACCTGGCACGACGCTTACCACCTGCGTTCCGAGCACGGTTACGACTGTGCCGAGCACCGCGCTAACCGAGATAGATACGGCTGGCATCGCGGAAACACTCACTACGCCAGTAACAAGAGCGTTGACTGATACGCCTGGGACGACTGAGACGATAGCCGTACCGGAAACGCTGACGGAGCCATCTACCGTTACCGTGCCGCTCACCGCAGGCATGACAGAAATACTCACGGCCCCGGTAACTGCTACTGTGCCAGTGACCGGCAGCGGTGTCGTGACGCCTACATCGAGCGAGGTTGTCCCGGAAATACCAACGTTCAGCTTGACGCGCTGATAGCCCACGCCCCCGATATCATCGGCGCCGACCGTGTAACTCGCACTCGGAGTTACGGGGACGTTAGGCACGTGTTACCACCCGCGATCGCGCACGCTTGCGCCCATCCGGTCCAACCGTCAATTCAGATTCCCTGTCGGAACTTACGACTTGTGTGAGCGCAGCGATTGCTTGTTGTGTATTCGTTTGCGCTTCTATCAATTCCTGAACGGCTATTTTCAGATCCTCTTGGTTGGAATCCTGGACGCTCTTGATTGTTTCAGAGGCCTTTATGCGTTCTTCCGCGGCGGCCAGCTTTCCTTCCAAGTCACCTTTAAGCCTGATCGCATCATCTTGCATGTTCATCGATGTTTCTTTTTCTCCCAATTCGCCCATCTTGTTCTTGTGTTCATCCTGCATTGCGCGTGCTTGATCCTCCATTTTTTTCTTTTCCATATTCATGGTTTCCTGCATGTTCATCTTCATTTCGCGAATATCAAGATCGGCACCTTTTTTCGCAAGTGCTTGTTCTCCATTCATCCGGTCAACTTCCATTTCCTGCCTTACCTGCATCTCCACCTGTTCTTTCATTTGCTCAGGATCAACGGGCACCTGCGGTTGTTTCGCCTGCTCTTTCATCTGTTCAAGGGCTTGGTCGATCACGCCTTCCACGGGACGCCCAACCTTGAAGCCGGTGACGCCAAACTTGAGCAGTTCCATGAGCAGGGGAACGAGTTGCGGTGCACTGGCGCCCACCGCTGCGGCCTTTTCAATGAACACGCCCACCGCAGTGAGAAACTCGACCCGGTTCTCTTTTTCTTCCTGCTCATCGATCTGCACCAGGGAGTCCGCCGCGATCTCGATGCGGAAGTTCCTCAAGGGCTTGTCGGTAAGCATTTGGAGAGCTTGTGGAACGAGCTCCTGATCCTCCGGTGTCAACTGGTCAACGGCTGCAATTTGTGAAAGCGTCTGTGCATCGAACCCGCAAATGATCTGCGCCTTTAGCCTGAGCAAATCAGTAGCAAAAACGGCGACCCCTTGTTGCATGTCGCGAAGCCGCAGGCCCGCGTACTGGCCCTTGATCTGCTGCGCAGTAGCTGTCTCGGTAGGTGCTGTTTGTCCTCGGATAATGTCGGAGATCCCAGTGATTTCATGGACCTGATTCTTGATCTGTTCCATGGCCAGGTAAGCCGCCTCAAGCGCATTGGCGATCGGGGTGAGATCCACTAGGTCGATCGCGCCCTTCAAACCGTTCTTTTCGGCGAAGGCTTGCCAGTTCTTGATCGGCCGCAGATCCGTGTTGTCCGAATCCGTGAATAGGCGTGCGAGCTCAATGCCCTGGGAGGCATCGTAGACGCCCTTTACCTGCAAGGATTTGATGAGCCCGTCGATCCGATCGCAGAGCGTATCGAGTTCAGCGGCCTGATCCTGATAGAGCGTGAAATCAGGCACCGGGATGAGCGAGTCGTTCGTGAGCGTTGCGTACAGGGGCTTGGGAAACGGGAAAAAGCCCTCTAGGTTCAGCGGGTCGTCCTTGCGATCAAGGATCGTCTTTTGAGACTTCGAGAGCCACAGGGCTTCGTCATTTTCTTTGTCCCAAATTTCGTAGACGGCGGCGCGTTTTTGTTCCGCGAGCTCCGGGTTCTGCCGTTCCAGGCGCTTCAAATCTTCGGGCGAGGCATCCAGCGGTATCTTCTCGCCTATCTTCTCCCCGAAGCGCTCCACACACGCCTCTCGTGTCATGTAGACCTTTCTCCAGCCGGCGGTGACTTCCTCCCACGTTCTTGAGACGGTATGGCCGAAGTCCTTCCAGTGAACATAATCTACCGGAGCGGATTCGTAATCGAGTTCTTCGTTCGGACTGTCTGTGTCTTCTGTGGCGGTGACGCCATCCGCGGGTTGGCTCAACGACTGCGCCTTGATATGCGGTTCATACCGCGCCCACGCCGTTCCCCGACCCCCAAGAAAGCGGTCGAGAACACATTGCTTCATCGTCTGCCGGTAATCCGCGTAGTGCTGGATTTCGAAGTCCAGCGAGCGCTCGATAATCATCGCCGCAACCCGTCCTACCGGATCCCGATCGGAAAAGCGCCTGGAGACATCCGGCTGCGGCAGCTTGGCAAAGGTCGCCGGGATCAGGGTCTGAACGTTCGACCAGAGGATATTGAACCGTGACTGTGGGTTATCGCGGTTCTCCGTGGTGCGCTCGTCACGGTAACGCTTGAGCAACTTTTCGACGCGCTTCTCCCAGCGCTCGAACTCGGTGTCGTAGGCCTTGATGATTCCAAGCCACTTCTGGACCTCGCTCGTGGCCTTGGTGGCGCTCTTAGCCATCGCGTTAACCCGTGGACGGGTTCCAGAAGATCGTCAAGTCCACGTCCTCGTTGTTGACGTGATAGGTCAGCCCCAACGGGCAGTAGGCCGGGATGCGATAGAAGGCGTTCGCGGCCATCGTAGCGGTGCCGATGACGTTCACCGGCGAACCTGCTGCGGTGGAACCCACGTACAGATTGACAACTTGGGCGGTGAGCACGCTTGCTACGTAGATACCCAGCAGGTTCAGGTTCAAACTGGATAGCACCATCGTGGCGGATGTTGTGACCCGCGTCGCGGTGCCTGATTCGTTCGGTAGTTGGCTCATCATGTGTCCTTTTTGCGTAAAACCATCGAAAGGTAATCGGGAATGTTCTCGACATTCCTGGCCATGGGCTCGCGGGAATGGCGCCAGCATGCACCTTCGGTATTCCAGACCGAAGCCTCAAGTGTCTCAAGACCGCCCTCTGCAACTATGGCGTCGATATCGTCTCGCACATAAACACGGTGCATCGTGCCCAGGCGCCTGGTGAACTGGCAGTCGGCGACCGGGCCCGCGCAAAGGGCGGCAAGCCCTCCCGGTTTAAGCACGCGCCCAATCTCGCGCATCATGGCAAAGTCCGCGTTCTCATTGACCGGATCTCCGTAGCGCCCAAGCCCCACGTGGCAGAGCACGCAGGTGCTCGATACCGCATCGTAGGCTGCGTCCCCGATAGGCATCGCACTCGCATCGCCCTCGATCCAGTGCACGCTCGTAGGCGGCTGGCGAATGTCGAGATAATCCACTTTCCAGCCGGCGTCCTGCAGATCGAGCGCCTCGAAGATTGGGGAACCCACAACGAGGCATGAACCGCTGCCCTTTCCCAGAGTTTTGAGCGCGAAGTCCACAAGCGGCACGTAAAAGTGCTTCTCGCGTGTTGCGATCGCACGGTCCTCGTACCAGGGCTCATCGGGCGAACTCTCCGCCCTGACCGCTTGACCGCGGGGATCGAAAATCTCGTGCGCAATTTCGACGCGGTTCATATTCTCGCCTTGCGGTGGACTGAGCGCTCGTGATCCCGCCAGGCATCGTTCATGCGATAACGGTTCGCCTCGCCCACGGCCAAGGACCGGGGCGCTTCGCGCTCGGGCTTCTTCGGCTCCTCCGCGCGCCAAGCCACCGCGAGCATGCGAAACGCATCCGCAGGGTGCGAGGTCCAGTCGTGTCGCGGCTTTTCGCGGAACGCCTTCTTTTCCTCGTCGTACTCGCGCTGGTATTGACGCAGCGCTTCTAACCCCTCGTAGCAGCGTTCTTCGTCGAACCAGGTACGTTCGAGAGCTTTCCTTGCCGCTTGAATGCCGTCCTGCACCGAGAGATCAGGCACGATCGCAAGAGAGCTTAATTCAAGACCTTCGGCCAACTGCTCAATGATGGACTTGCCGGCGGCGGCGAGAGTCTTGGCGCGGGCATCATGCGGGAGCCAGTGCGTGCCATAGCGATACGCTTTTGCTTTGATGAGGTCGGAATAAAACTTGATCGTCTGCCCGCTGGATGCATGGTAGTCGATCACATGAATCTCGTCCCGAATTACCTGATACCACCAGATCGAGGTGTCATCCCGATAGCCGATATCCCAAGCGGTGTGCACGGGAACCGCCGGGTCCATGTTGACAAGGGTGATGCGCCCCTCGCGTTCAGCCACCACCAGCTCCCGCCCGAAGTACGCACCGGGGAGTGCTGCAGCGAAGTCGCATTCGTACTCCTGGGCGTACTGATCGTTGGTTAGTTGCTTGCGCGCTTGCTCAAGTTCACCGGGATCGATCAAGCCAGATTCACTCGCGCGCAGCTCCAGAAGATACCACTCGGCAGGATTCAGCCGTGCCTGTTCGCGCACGCTCCAGAACTCGTTGCGCCCCTTGGGTGTGCCGCCGAAGACAATCCAGCCCTGCCGGTCGGAGAGCGTGGGGCGGATGACGTTGCCATAGACCGATGGCTTGAAATCACCGAACTCGTCCTGCACCACGCCGTCAAGGTAAATTCCTCGAATCGCATCCGCATTGTCGGCCCCGAACAGGCTGATGCGCGCAGGGCCTGCAGTTGAGTTCTGGCAGGCTATGGGCACGGATAATTCGCTTTCGTTCGGACGCCCAGCGAGAAAGGGCTGGGCATAGTGTTTCAGGTAATCCCAGGCTACGCGCTTGGCCTGGTCACGGAAGGGTGCCACATAGGCAAACTGCGGGCGCGGCAGTTGGCATTCGAGAGCCCCGATGATGAGATCGTTCACCGAGGCTACGGTTTTTCCCGCTCGACGGTGGATGACCATGCAAGCGTAACGCTTCTCGCGATTGTGAAACGCAATGAACTGCGGCCTGGGCTCATAGACGAACTCAGCGACGCGCAATGTTGCGCTCCTTGAGCCACGGCACGTCTTGCACTTGGAGAGGCCCGCCCTCGGGCCCAGTGATGGGCTGCGGCACCTTGCCCTCGATGCGATCGGCCACCTCTCGGAACGCTGGCACATCGCCTTCTGCCGCTTTGGCGATAAGCGCGTCGGCTATGGCTCGCGCTTTTTTTGCGTCTCCCTGCAGAAGGGCGCGGCGCATGAGGTCGGTTATCGGCCTGTTTTTAGAGCCGTTTTTGTTGCCAAGCGGTGCGCCTCCAGGCATTGGTTGGGTTAACTGTTAATGCCTTGAACGCAAAGCACGCGCCAAGTGCTTGCGTTTATCGGCTTGGTTGAACTCTTTTGCGACTGATACGCTCGGGCCGCCGCCACCTGGTTTCTTCCATCCATGAGCAACCGCGGCCATGAGTCGAGCTTGAGCTGGGCTGGAACTAGGCATGATGATAGGGGG